TGTAGGGCCAATATTTCATCAAATAGAAAAGAAAGTCTTCCAGCACCCAGCTTTTATAAAGAAGGTTCCAGTCAATGAGCGCCCTGCTTACATTTACGATCGTGTTTATCGTATAGGAGGTACTTATATTGCCACGGACTATACTTCTTTTGAAGCTCTCTTTACCAGACAATTGATGATGGCAGTTGAGATAGAGTTGTACGATTATATGACGTCCTCTCTCCCCTATCATCCTGAATTCATGCGCATATGCGATGAGATTCTAGCTGGCCGGAATAAATGCAAGTTTCGCGACTTTAGCGTCGACATTGACGCCACGCGAATGTCCGGAGAGATGTGTACGTCGTTGGGAAACGGGTTTTCCAACTTGATGTTCATGGAGTTTCTTTGTAGTGAGGTTGGGGCGACTCACGCTGTAGGCGTGGTCGAAGGAGATGACGGTTTGTACAGGGTGGAGGGGCCCTGTCCTACCGTGGAAGATTTTGCTAGTCTTGGTTTAGTCATTAAGCTTGACCACCATGACCAGCTGGAAACCGCCAGTTTTTGTGGCTTGGTTTTCGATCTTACAGATCAAATCAATGTGACAGATCCTATCCAAGCCTTGATGAAGTTTGGGTGGACGTCCGGGTCCTACTCCGTCGCCAATGACCGAAAGTTGTTGGTGCTCCTGAGGGCCAAGGCCATGTCCTTGAAACACCAGTTCAATGGTTGTCCAATCTTGGATGAGCTAGCCAATTACGCCCTCCGAATCACCGATTCTGTACCGGATCGTGATGTTAAGAAAAATATACTCCGAGCAGGCAATATGACCTGGTGGGAACGCCGCAAATACATGCAGATGTTGACGTGGGCGAAGCTTCCCAGTCGTGCCGTAGGTGATCGGACACGACTTCTCGTTGAGAGACTTTATAACATACCGATTGAATTACAACATTCCATTGAGGCCTATCTAAGGCAATTGACCGTGAATCAACCCTTAGATATGAGCATCCTCCTCTTGTCCGTGAGAAAGGATTGGGAATCGTACTGGAACGCTTATGTCCTACGACCCGCTCGTGATGAGGTACTTAAGACCCGTTTGGATATCGGGCCGTTCTCTTCCTTCGTCAAGGAGTTCGAGTCTTGGAAAGACTAATAAACTTATACCGTTTGGACTCGTTAAGATCCCGTTTGAATTCGAAAATATTCCGTAGAGCACAACGAGAGGGCCGCAAGCACCCGCGATAGTGGTCCCTTATCAACCTGGATTAAAAATACCTGAG